AGAGATAGTAAATAAACAATTAGTATTATTAACGTACGAGCCACAAATAGATAAAAAATAAGATTATGGATAAGTTATGGGTTTACAATGGTGTTGCATACCATTCAAGAGATTTAGCAATATTACATGGAGCAGATGAATTAAGTTTATATCCAGTGTATTTTAACGATACTTTAGATGATGATATTGAAATAGAAGTAGAATATGATAAGATGACAATTACGGAATCTTACGACACAATAGAAATACCTACTGAACATAGAGATGATTGGGACTACTTTGATATTGATTTTAGTACAAGGTTATTATCTACTGATATGAAAGATAGGATAAAAGATAAGATTGCTGATTACATAGATGATATTAGATATGGAGATGATTACGAATTAGACGATAAAGCATGAAAAAAGTAATAATTATAGGATTGATTTTAGTAGGGTGTAATAAAGAAGATATTGCACCTGAACAAACTAAAGAGCCTCAAAGAGAAATACAAGAGCAAGTGTTAATTAATAACGGTAAAATGCCATATTAGAAAATAAATCAGTAAGTAATGAGCCAAGTGAACGAATATGTAAAAAAAGAAGTTTTAAAGTTAGTAAAAAAGGGTGTAGATGTTACGCCCTCTATTATTTTGCAACTTAGAAAAGATTTCATTAATCACAGGAACTACTGCAATAATAAGATTTTAGCAAGTGTAGACGCTCAAATATATAATCACAGAAAAAATAGAGTTAAAAAAGTTAAAAATATTAATACAGTTGATTTAGGTTACAAAAATGAATCTTACCTTAGTGAAGAAGAAATGATACAAGGTTATATAGTACCAACTTTTAACGAACTATCTGAGTCAGAAAAAGAGATTTATAAAACAAAATAGATAAATATATGTTAATTAAACAGTTAAGAACAGCAAGAAAACGAATGATTAAAGGAGGTGTAATTAAACAACGTTATTTTCGATTATTACAACGTGAACACTGCCAAATTTTAAAATCTCTAAATTATTACAAAAATGCAGAAGAGAATTGATGAGCTATTATTATCAGGTAAAAGTATAGCTGATGTAGTTAGAATAGTATCCAATGAAACTGGTAAATCTAAACAAAACATAAGATACCACGTTAACAAGATAAAAGATAGAAATAAAGCATTAAGAGAAGAATGTGAAGAAAAAGGAATAGACTTTAATAGTGTTAATTACTATTGGTATAAATCTGAAAAGTTTTCTATAAATGCTACACCAAATGAAGCAGTAGATTACGAAAAGATAATTAACGACATCTTAGAGCAGAAGTATCAAAAGCTAGAAAAGAAACAATTACCTGAAGTAGAAACATTTGATAGATTAGTGTTTACAGATACACACGTAGGGATGGACGCGTCTCGTAAGGGATTAGCAATGTATGCAGAAGAGTGGGGAGGGGAGATGTTATTCCAACGTATAGAAGAAATGGCTAATAAAATGTTATCTTGTAAACGTTCAAGCGTATTATATATTGATGATTTAGGAGATTACATGGATGGTTTTAACGGTTTAACTACTAGAGGAGGTCACAAGTTACCGCAAAACATGACAAACGAAGAAGCATTTGATACTGGATTAAAAGCTAAATTAATGTTGGTTGATTTGCTGAGTAAAGAATATGAATACATAACGTTTAATAATGTTTGTAATGATAACCATTCAGCTGCATTTGGTTACACGGTTAATTCAGCATTTAAACAAATTTGTGATGTAAAGTATAATAATGTTGAGGTTGTTAATCATTTGAAGTTTATGAGTCATTATGTAGTTGGTGACCATGCATTTGTTATTACACATGGTAAAGATGACAGGCACATGAAATACGGTTTTAAACCAATTTTAGATGCTAAACAAGTGTATAAGATTGATCAGTTTCTAAAAAACGAGGGGATCTACAGAGAGGCAAAGTATATCGAAATATCTAAAGGAGATAGTCACCAATGTTTATTTGATATGTGTACTTCAGATGATTTTCATTATTTTAACTTTGCAGCTTTTTCGCCATCTTCAGAATGGGTACAACTAAACTTCACTAAAGGTCGCTCAGGATTTACAATTATGCATATAGACAAATACACGCCAAATAAATCAATATTTCCTTATTTTTTTAATAACAATTAATTATGAAAGCAACAATAACATTCGACGATGAAGATGATTTAAGAACTGCATTAGACGGTTATAAATGGAAGCTAGTATCATGGGATTTAGACCAAGAAATGAGAAGATTATTAAAATATGATGACACTATATCAGATGAGAAATGGCATCAAGTTGAAGAACTAAGAACTAAATTAAGAGAGATTATTAACGATTACAATTTAAATTTAGATTAATTATGAATGCAAAACAAAGAAAATTAGAAAGATTAGCACAATACAAAATGAACAGTGCTAGATATGACAAAGCAGTAGTAGTTACTTATGGTGGTTTACTAGCCTTAATTGACTACATAGAAGAATGTAATGAGGTGTTTCCTGAACTTATTACAAACAGGTTGAAGAACGAGGTTAATATGGCTTTAAACAAGGTCTATGAAACTGGAGCAGATACTAATGTTATTGAAGAACATAACGAAATAGCAAATTTATTTAGAGAAACTATTGCAGGAATAAATTAATTTATTATATTTGCATCGTTTTGATTCATTATTGCTATTATGCTCTTAAAGACTCACAGAAATGTGGGTCTTTTTTTTTGGGTTACACTTCGCTACTAATTAACTGTAACCGTATAACTAACACTAAAACAGCAAGTTAAAGCAAAAGGTTACAGGTTGCACGTTTTTCTTAATATTTCTAAAACTTCTAACGTAAAAAAAATAAAGTTTAATCAAACAAAAAAAATCGTAATAGTTTATAAAATACATATTAATGTGTAACCTGTAACCTATATATAAAAATCCTAGTGTTTATGGGCTTTTTGGAGGTTACAGATTGTTGTTTTTGAAGTGTAACCAAGTGTAACCTGTAACTTTTTTTTATATAAATCGTATTTATATTAAATAATTTATTATATTTGCAAACGTGAAGGGACGCACAATTTAAGACATTATTAGAAAAAGGGTTTTGAATAAGTAGGAACGTCCCTCCGAAAATTTAAGACCCTTTTTTAATTTAAACTATTTTAAATGATTAGTATTTTTAGAACTTGCAAAGAGAAAAATGCAAAACCGATTAGAAACTTATCTGAACATTCATTCTTTGATGGTGTAAAGAATGGACAATGGCAAGATGAAGTATTAGATTACAGAACTGGTAAAGTAGAAAAAACAAGGTTAAACTGTTTAACACCTTCAGGAGTATTCTCACAAAGAGAAATTAAAGGACTTGTAGAACATTCAAACATTATTTGTTTAGATGTTGATGCAAAAGACCAGATAGCAGATTTTGATATTGAAGAAATTAAACAAGACCCTTATGTTTATGTTGTTCACGAATCTTGTTCAGGAAATGGTGGTTATGCTATTTATGTGAAGATTGATGGAAATAAACACTTAGAAGCATTTTTAGGGTTAGAACATTACTTTTTTGTTAATTATTCAATAGTATTAGATAAAGCTTGTAAAGATGTGTCAAGATTAAGGTTTGTATCTTATGACCCTTATTTATATCAGAATGATAAATCAAAGGTGTTTAAAAAATATTTAAAGAAGAAAGAAGTACAAGCAAGGCAACATAAAACTATTGTAGTTAAATCAGATTTTGATGAAATGGTTAATCAAGCAAGTTCAATGAATTTGTTTGATGATTACAACGATTATATTTCATTATGTTTTGCATTAGTTTCTGAATTTGGAGAAAGTGGTAGAAATTACTTTCACACGCTTTGTTCTTCTTCAAGTAAGTATAAGTATGAAGAAGCAGATAAACACTTCACACAAGCCTTAAAACGTGAAAAAACAGGTATTACAATTTCAACTGTTTACTATAAATTTAAAGAAGCAGGTATTTCATTAACATCTGAACGTACAGAACAAATAAAATCTATTGCTAAGTTAGTTGAAAATCCATCTGAAGTATTACAGGAATTAAATATTAGAGATGATGAAAATTTAATAGAAAAGTTTAAAGATAAATCTGATGAAGAAAAAACTGAAATAGATTTAATAATTGATTTAATCAAATTTTCAAAAACTAGATTTAATGAGATAACTAGAAACTTTGAATTTAATGGAGAAGAGATTAACGATAGGTTATTAGCGAAATTTTATACGCAAGTATGGACTAGAATAGATGATGGTATTTCAAAAGATAAGATATTCACATTAATACAAAATAGAGATAATTCTGAAAGTTACAATCCTATTCACGAATGGTTTTCAAAAAATAAACATATAGAAGCAAAAGGTAATTTTGATGAATTAGTTAAATGTTTTAATATTGAATCACATATTTACGAAGAGGATAAAGTTTATAATGTTACAGATTATTTAGATGTGTATCTTAAAAAATGGTTATTAGGTTTGATAGGCTCTGCTTATGGTACTTATTCATTAATGATACTTGTATTAAGTGGTGAGCAAGGTATTAAAAAAACAGAGTTCTTTAGAAATTTATTACCAAAAGATTTAAGAAAGTTTTATGCTGAATCTAATTTAGATGAAGGTAAAGATTCAGAAATATTAATGACTAAAAAATGGTTAATTATAGATGATGAGTTTGGAGGTAAATCTAAAAAAGATGCAACAAAATTAAAACGTTTATCTTCACAGCAAAGTTTTTCTATTCGTATGCCTTATGGTAAAGTTTCAGAAGATTTAAACAGGTTGGCAGTTTTAGGTGGTACTTCTAATGATTACGAAATTATTAACGACCCAACTGGTAACAGAAGGATTATTCCTATAAACTTAATATCTTTTGACTTTGATAGATTTGATAAGATTAATAAAACTGAATTGTTTATTGAATTATATAAGGAATGGGAACAAGATAAGAAAGGTTGGTTTTTAACGAAAGAAGAGATTGAACATCTTAATATGGCTACTACAAAGAACGTACAAGTAATGTCTGAAGTTGAGATTATTGATAGGAATTTAAGATATGACCCTTATTCTAAAATGACTAATACAGATATTAAACTGGAATTAGAAAAGTTATTCCCAAGTTTAAGAACATCATCTAAAAGAATAGGTCAGGCATTAAAGCTATGTGGTTATGAGCAGAAGATAAAAAAGATTGATGGCAAAACTATCAGATATTACGAATGTATATTTAAATAATAATTATGTTAAGGGACTATCAAAAAGAAGCAATACTACAATTTGAAGCATCTGAATCTAAAAACATACTTTTACAGATGCCTACTGGAGCAGGTAAAACTTTCACATTTTGCGAAGTAGCTAAAAGATATAATGAAAATAATAATAAGAAAGTATTAATATTAGTACACAGAACAGAACTATTAGAACAGGCTAAACGTTCTTTAGGTCAAAGATGTTTTGCAATAGAGAAAGGTGTTAAAAACATATCACATTATTATGATTTTTATGTAGGTATGGTTGAAACATTAAATCGTAGATTAGATAAAATACCTGAATTTGGATTAGTTATTATTGATGAAGCACATATAGGAAATTTTAAAAAGATGCCATTCTTTGGAGATGCAAAAATTAAAGTTTTAGGTGTAACTGCGACACCAGTAGCTGAACAGCCTTTAGCTGATTATTATAATAGAATGATAATGCCTGTAACTATTAATAAGTTAATTGAAGATAAATACTTATTGAATTGTCAGGTTTACGGTTTTGCATCTGATTTAGTAGCATCTCAAAAGTTTAAAGTTAAACGAGGGGATTTTGACGATAAGCAATTAGAAGAGTTTTATTCATCTGAAAAGATGGTTAAGAATGTTATTAGAGCATATAGCGAAAAGTTAAACAATCAAAAGACTTTAATATTTAATGTTAATGTTAAACATAATCAGGCAGTATATAATGCTTTTAAAAGTCAAGGTTTTAATGTTTATTCATTAACTGGAGAAACACCAACTAATGAACGTAGAGAAATACTAAAAAGATTTAAAGAAGAAGAAGATGCTATACTTTGTAATGTTGGTGTATTAACAGCAGGTTTTGATGAACCAAGTGTTAAAGGTGTTATATTAAATAGAGCTACAAAATCTTTAGCTTTATATCTTCAAATGATAGGGAGAGGGTCAAGATTATATCCAAATAAAGATAATTTTATTGTATTAGATTTAGGTAAGAACACAATAAGACATGGTTTTTACGATGGGTATTTTAATTGGAATAAGTATTTTATTAACGGAACTAAGAAGAGAAAAGGAACAGAAAAAGAATGTGCTGCACCAATTAAAGAATGTCCTGAATGTGGTTTTACATTACATAGCAGAAAAGTTAATTGTGATAATTGTGGACATGATTTTGAAGAAGAACGTGAAAGACAAAAGAAAGAAGAACGTGAAGAGAAATTGTATTTATTAACTAAAGAGAAACCTATAAATATACCTTACGATAAGTTATATGAACTAGCAGAGAAAAGACAGTGGAAACCTTATGCTATGTTGCATAAAATACAAGAACACATATTAAACTATCAGAAAAAATATTCAGATATAGTTGATGATGAATTTTGTGAAGCACAAGCATTAATTGAATTATCAAACTGGTGTATAAAAAATAATAAAAAGAACAATAAATGGCATAAAGATTTAATGATTAAACAACTAAATGAAAAGAGAAATGCAGAAGTCAGAAAGTAAGATACAACAAGAGATAGTCGTATGGTATAGAAATAACAATTTGAATAATAATAATATTATTTTTAGTGTACCAAATGAAGGTAAAAATGCAAAAGAACAAATGTTTAAAAAGGCAACTGGAATGTTAAGTGGTGTAAGTGATTTAATATGCATACATAATGGGGAGGTTATTTTTATTGAATGTAAGGATTCAAATGGTAGGCAATCAGATAAACAAGTTAAGTTTGAAGAAATTATAAAATCACAAGGGTTTAGATATTGTTTAGTTCGTAGTTTAGAAGATTTTAAAAAGATTATATTATGAGAGAGTTTGAAGATGAAAAGTTAAGAAAGTTAAACAATATTTTTGCAGTTGCAGTTATAGCATTTTGGTTGTTTACAGTTATGTTTATTTTAGGAATAGGTTATTTATTTACGTTATAATAAAAAAAAGTTAAAAGAATTGTAATTAATATAATTATTATTATTATATTTGTAGAAATTAAAAACAAAGTTATGGAGAAGTTAGTAAAAATTCAAAGCGAATTAAAAGCACCTAAAAACCAGTTTAACTCATTTGGTAAATATAATTACCGTAGTTGTGAGGATATACTGGAAGCAGTTAAACCTTTATTATTAAAGTATAATTGTACTTTGATAGTATCAGATGAGATTAAAGAAGTTACAGGTATTACATTTGTACAAGCTACTTGTACATTTTTTGACAATGAATTAGAAGATAGCGAGGTTGTAGTAACTGCTCAAGCAGGTATTGACATCCATAAAAAAGGTATGGACATTAGCCAGTCTTTCGGTAGTTCATCAAGTTATGCTAGGAAGTATGCATTAAATGGTTTATTCTTAATTGATGATACAAAAGATAGTGATGCAACAAATAAACATGGTAAAGAGGAAGTAAAAGAAGCTAAGCCAAAGATGCACCAACTAACAGCAGATAATGTTAAATCTATTATTGCTAAAGGTACACAGCAAGAAGTATTAGACCAAATAGGTAAAAAATATATGGCTACTACTATACAGATAAAAGAGTTAATGGATTCAATTAAAAAGTAAAATGAAGAATATAATAGAACTAAATCCTTTGCACGTTGCTATGGTTAAAGAGCAAATGACAAAGAAAGGAATAAAAGCAAAGACAAATCAACAAGTAATAGACTACTTGTTTAGTTTAGTAATCAATAAAAACAAATAAATATGAATGAAATGTACGACATTGACAGAGAAAGAGAAGAGTACGAATACAACAACGTACAACAGTCTCAGGACCAGTTAGAGCAAATCAGTAAGGTAGGTATGCCTAACGTAACATCTATTATTAACGGTATAGTATCAGATGTAGAAGTAGGTCGTGTTAATCCTTTAGATGCTTTCGCTATCTTTAAGAAAATGGAATCACTATTTAATGAAGCTAAAAAACAAATAGATGCTTTAGCAATAGAAGAAGCAGAACACTATGGACAAAGCACATTTTCACACAATGGACAAAAGTACGAAGTAAGAAACGGTGCAACTAGATACAACTTCAAAGATATTCCTGAATGGATAGAAGCTAATGAAAAGTTAAAGCTAATTGAAGAAAAGTATAAGACAGCTTATAAGAATAGGCAAATGAATCTAAGTTCATTAGATGAAACTACAGGGGAGTTATTACAACTACCAACAGTAACAACAAGTAAATCAAGTTTAATAGTTAAAAATAAATAAATATGAGTGCAATTATCAATGCAAGTATCGACCTATCAAAAATAGATAGTTCAAGAATCTTTGAAAAAGATGGTAGAAAGTGGTTAAGTCTTTCAATTAGTGTAAATGACGAAACAAACTACGGTAATAACGTAGGTATATCAATAGCACAAAGTAAAGAAGAAAGAGAAGCTAAACAGCCTAAAACATACTTAGGTAATGGGAAAGTAGTATGGAATTCAGGAACTATTGTAAATGCAATAAAAGATGAACAAGAAGTAGATACATCTAAGGATTTACCATTTTAGAATAAACTAAGCACCCTACTAAGAATGAATATTAACATATTTATTGAACGCTTAAACTGTAGGGTGTTTTTTAATTTAAATGATATGAAGAAAAGAGTTAAATGCGTAGTAGAGCATAATACTAAATATCTGAAGTACAAACATAACTATGAAGTAGATTCAGAAGATGAAAATTTCTATTACTTTAGATTTGAAGATGAATTAGTTAAATATCCTAAATTTTATTTTATAGAAATATGAATGAACACTACGATAATACCAACGGAAGCCTTTACAAGTTTGCACAATACCATAAACTAAATGCATGGGAATTTGACGTGATTAAAAGAATAGTAAGATGCAGAAAGAAAGGTCAATGGCTAAGTGATATTGACAAAACGATTAAAGTATTAGAATTATATAAAGAAGAGTATAGAGAGGTTAATTAATAATTAGCCTTTTTTTTATGTTTGTTTAACTTTTAATCAAAAATAATGATTATATTTACGTCAAAAAAAACGTGAAACTTTTAAACGAATTAGCAAAGCATCATAAAGAATGGATTCATATAGTGAAAACATTTGGAGAGCATAACACTTGCGAGGATATAGTTCAGGAGATGTACATAAAACTAAACAAGTATACTAAACTAGAGAACATAACTAACAACGGTAAACTAAACAAGTCTTATGTATGGTTAACTTTAAGAAACTTATACTACAATCAACAAAAACAAAGTAATAAGGTTAATTATATAGACATAGAAGATTGTAAAGGATTAGAAGCCTTAAACACAAGTAACGAAGAACTATCTGCTCAAAGTAGGCTAAATGAAAAAGTAAATGGAGAGATTGAATCATGGCACTGGGCAGATAAGTTACTATTTGAGATTTACCTAAACGAAGGTAAGTCTATGAGAAAACTAGCAGAAGATACAGGTATAAGTGTAACAACTATATTCTGGACAATAAAGAAATGTAAACAAAGATTAAGAGAAAACGTCGGTGAAGATTACGACGATTACTATAACAAAGATTTTGAATTAATATAACTATGGAAGAGAATAAACCAAAACAAACAAGAAAACGCAAACCTAGAAGTAAAGGTTTAGGGGATACAGTTGAAAAAGTGTTAAATGTAACAGGTGTAGATAAAGTGGTTAAATTTGTATTAGGGGAAGA